GCCCCTGTACCGCTTGATGTGCAGCAGGTCGCGCCCTTGGCGCACGACGATCACGGTGCTGTCGGCGCCCGACCGTGCCGGGTCGACGCCGATCACGATGGGCGCGTCCGGATCTTTATAAGGCTTGCGCTTGGCCGCCTCGTCGGGCAGGTGCGGCGGGATGAACTGGTCATCGCCTGTCGCCGGGAACTCACCGTACACCTCGATCCGCGCCTGCGGGCTGTCCTCGCCGTACTCCGCGATGATCTGCTCGTAGACGCTCTTGTCGGTGTCCTCGACGTCGCGCGCGTCGATGTTCTCCGTGACCCAGAAGTCACGTTTTGAATTGAAGCACTCAAAGAAGTACCCTGAGTTGCGGCGCGGGTTGCTGAACGCACACCAGAACCGGTGCGGCGTGTTTTCCGTAAAGAAACCCTGCGCCACGTCCCAGATCGAGTCCGGTATGCCTGACGCCTCGTCAAACACCAGGAACACCCCGTCTGTGTTGTGCAGACCCGCGTAGGCGTCCGGGTTCTCTTCCGACCAGAGGCGCCCCTCGATCGACCAGAACCGAGTCCCTTTTTTCAGATCCCGCTCGACCAGCTCCGCGATCCACTTGGCCGGGCTGACCCTTGTCGCGCTGATCTCGAACCAATGACTGTTGATCAGTAGCGCCAGCCACTTGGTGATCTCGGCCCAGGTGATCGACCGCAGCTGCGCTTCACTATTAGCGGACACGATTGTTGTGCTGCCGATGCGGGTTGACAGCATCCACAGCACCAGCCAACTGACAAGCGCCGACTTGCCGATGCCGCGACCGGAGGCGACCGCCATCCTGAACACGCTGTAGTCGACCTTGCCGCCGTTCTCACGGATGTGGTTTGCGATGCGCCGCAGGATGCGCCGCTGCCAGGCGCGCGGGCCTTTGTGCTTGGTGAGCGGTGTGTGCTCCTGCCCCCACGGGAACGCCAGCATCACGAACGCCTCTGGGTCGTCTTTGATCTTGGCAGACCAAAGACGGCTCATCAGTAGCTGTTCGTCATCCGCGCTGTACTTGGGCTGTTGCATGGGCTGGCAGCACCTCGTTCATCTGCACATCAATGACGCGGCGCTCCGCTGCCTCAAGCGCCCCTAATATACTGATCTGTTGCGCGACGTCGACCTGCACCTGCTGTTTGGCGACCCAGTCGTGCTTGTGTTTCAGGATCTCAAGCGCCGCCTTGTGGTCACCTGACAGCGCCGCCGCCATCAACACCTTCGACAGTTCAGCCTCAGCGTCGGCGCGCCCCTTCTGTTCAGCCATCTCAACTAGCGGGTCCATCTCGCGCAACCGCCGAAACTCGACCGGCAACAGCCCGGCGGCGAGCGCCAGGTTGTCGCCGTTTAGACCAAGTTTGGCTGCGTCATAGACGGACTGGAGGCGCGCCTCCGTGGCCTTCAGTTGCCGTGCGGCGATTGGCAGGGTCTTGAACGTCATGGGGTGCAATGTAACAGACTGACTTTCTGTTGTGTAGTGGTGTGCAGCAAGTTGTGTGGTGGTTTGCAGTTTGCAGAAAAAATAAAAATGTTTGCGACCCTTCCGATTTTGACCTGCCGGCGCGTCGGCCCTACCCTGGGGGCTCGCTGGCGCTGGCCTCGCGCTGGCGCGGCCGAGCTGCCAAGCTATCAGCACCTGGCCGACTATAGGTAACGGCTATCGCACCTGGGCGCCGACCGCCGACCGCCGACCGCCGACCGCCGTGGGGCAGTTGGGGCAGTGCCCCACAAATTGACGGCGCACGGCCGGATAATGGTCAGACCATTATCATCTGGGGTATCGTGGGGTGTACCCCAAACGCTCGATAGTGTGCTGCACGCGGTTTGTGGCGGTTTGGGGTCTTGGGGTAGTCTGGGGTCATTGGGGCACTCTGGGGCGGGGGGAAAAAATCGCTGCCGTGCGAGCGCGGCGGCGGGCGGCGCCGCCACGAAGGTAAGCCTGTCTGCCTATTATTTAGGCAATTTTATCTGACTAAATAAAAGCCAAAACGAATACCCCAAAAGGCATTCTGAGTCGAGAATCGCAGCGGCGCCGACTGCCCCGCCCGCCGCCCTTGGGGTAGCGCCGACAACAAACCATCGAGCAGGATCCTGCTACCCCACAGTGCCCCAAAAGGTAAGCTCTCCAGCCTGCGATAAATTGTTTGACAGACTGCTACAAAACCTGTAGCGTACAGGCTTGCAACACTTCATCAACCGATTCAGCACTGCCCCAAGGAGCTAAACCATGACACCCGAAACCACTCATGTCCGCATTCTGATCGACGCCGACGCGCGCATCGCGTTCGTGAGCGTGCGCGAGTACGACGTCAGCTATCCCGATCACCCGTTCACCGACGCCGACTGCGTCTACACCGACGCCGAGTACAACGGCGCCGCGTGGCTGGAAGAAGCGCGGTTTATCGCCCGTGATCTCGCCGAACAGTGGGGCGTGCGCTCCATCGTCGAAGAGCGCGCCTGATCAACCTTCAAACCCTAAAGGTCCACTGCCATGCCCTACACTGTCCATCTCAGCCCCAAGTCCGCAAACGCCAAAACGGGTCCGATTCCCGTCAGCACCACGACGCGCGCCACATGCCCCGTAGACTGCGCGATGCGCGAAGGGTGCTACGCGTCGTCTGGTCCTCTTGCCCTTCATTGGTCCGCCGTCTCATCGGGCGCCCGTGGCACCGATTGGTCGACGTTCGTCGGCGCCATTGCCGACCTGCCCGATGGTCAACTGTGGCGCCACAATCAAGCCGGTGATCTGCCCGGCGACGGTCACACGGTCGACCCTGTCGCGCTCGGTCAACTGGTCGCCGCCAATACCGGCCGTCGCGGATTCACTTACACCCATTACCGTGACGCCCAATCGCTCGATTGGATTCGGCACGCCAATCAATGGGGCTTCACGGTCAACCTATCCGCTAACGATCTCGCCGACGCCGACGCGCTCGCCGATACCGGCGCCGGTCCTGTCGTCGTCGTGCTGTCGTCAGATCAAACCGACAACACCCGCACGCCTGCTGGCCGTCGCGTCGTCGTCTGCCCTGCTACGCAACGTGACGATGTGTCGTGCGCGACCTGCCAACTGTGCGCGCGTCAACGTGACGTGATCGTAGGCTTTCCCGCGCACGGCGCGCGCAAGCGCGTGATTGATATCAAACTGGCCGCTTAACATCAACCGGGCGCCTACGGGCGCCCACTGGAGCACTGACCATGAAAATCGAACTTCGTAATGTAAAAATCAGCAGCTTTATGTCACGGGAAACAACTTGCTTTATGGCGACGGTATATATCGACGGCAAAAAAGCTTCTGTCGTCGAAAATGACGGGCAAGGTGGCCCGGATTTATGGCATGACAATTTAGCCGAAAGAGCAGTCATTGAGTACTGCAAAACCTTGCCACAGCATCAATTCGACGATATGTCGATCGATATGAATGCGGAAATTTTGATCAACGAATTGCTTACTAAGCATATCCTCGCTCAAGATCTTAAAAGAGCACTCGCGAAACGAATTTTGTTTACCCGCGAAGACGGCAAAATATACGAAACTAAAACCATGCCTCGCGCGGATTTAACGCGACTACTCACGAACCCACAAATCAGCGAAAAGCTAAGGGCGACACATGTTTTAAACAGTCTGCCGTTTCCGACTGCGCTTGAACTTTATTCTAAGGTCTGAAAATGAAAACCATGACCGCTAAATTCCCCGGATTTTGCGCGCAAACGGGCGCGCGCATCCTACCGGGCGACACAATCGACTATTACGGCCGTGGCCGGTCGATCCTGCGTGCCCGCGCCGGCACCGATTCCAGCACTGGCGCAGCTCGGCCGGATCTCGACGCGCCAGATATCCGACCGACTGACGTCAGCGTGTTCGGCGTGTCCGATCGATATGTCATTGGCGGGCGCGACTATTACCGCAACAAGCGCGGGCGCTGCGAAGACGCGCCCTGCTGCGGGTGCTGCACAATCTGATCTGATTCTGCTACACTCTTTGTCGCACAAGGGGAACTGACCATGCTTCGCACTATCATCGAGAAAATCACCGGCGAGCCCCTCGAGCCCGACGCGCGCCCACTGCGCCTGATCGTCACCGCGTGCGCGGCCGGCGCGGCCGTCTACGTCGTGCTCGCGCTGGTGCTGTCACTCTGACCGCAGGGCTCGACCGTCAGGCCGTCGGGTCTGACGGGCGCGCCTTGCGCCAGCACACTAAGGGTACTCTATGATCACCACTGCATTCGCCCACGGCGTCGCGCGCGTCGCGCTCACCCGTAACCGCGATCATCTCGACGTCGAACTCTACGGGCCCGACCGCGCCGTCCGGTCGGCGAGTCTGACCGTCTTCGGCGACTCGCTCGCTCGCACCGCACCCGCGTTGACGGTCGACGGCGTCGACCCGGCCGAGCTGCTGGCGGCCGCCCGCGACGCGCTCGCGCTGCTGGATGAGGCGCTCACTGGTGACCCGGTCAACGTGCCGCACGCGGTCTTCGAGGCCCGCGACGCGCTCGCGCGCGGGCTCACTGTTCCGACTACTAACGAAGGGGTTTGATCATGCTCGAGTTCACTGTTACCCGTCGCGCGCTGCGCGCGATCGCATCCTGCGCGCCGACCGTCGACGTGCGCCATTACTTGCTCGGCGTGCATGTTCGCGCGGACCAGCGCGGGATTATCCTCGAGGCGACCGACGGGCACGCGCTCGGGCGGCTGCGGGTGAGCCCGACCGCCGTCAGCACGCCGGCCAGCATCATTCTGCCGCTGGAAGGTCTGAAGCCGGTGATCGCTGGCGGCAAAAAAACCCTTGACGACGTCTTGACCGTCACGGTCGACGCGGCCGCTAACCGGGTGACGATCGTTGACCGCACGGTCACGCACGCGTTGACGCCGGTTGACGGTAAGTTCCCGGACACCGATCAAGTCACGCGCAAAGCGCTTGCCGCGCCGGTCGAAATGGCGCAGTTCAATCCAGCGCTGCTCGAGCGCCTGCACGCGTGCGTCAAGACTGCATCCGGCGCGGACAACGCGCGACCCTGCTATAGCCAGCGCGGCCAGCAGCCGTGCATCGTCACGTCGCAG